CGCCGACGGCATGGAGTACGCCGCCGCCGGCGTCGACACCGACAACCCCAGTGGTGCCGTGGACCTGTATGAGTCCCTGGGCTACGTGCCCACCCGCGGCACCATCCTCTACGCCCTCGACGTCTGAGCGCCCGGTGCGGCCGCCCCCGACGGGTCAGATGCGCTGGTGGGCGACGGCACCGGCCACGATCGTGGCCATTGGGCGCACCCGGGCCAGATCGTCGGTCCCGAGACGCAGGGGGTCCTCGGCCAGGAGCACCAGATCAGCCTGAGAGCCCACCGCCACCGGGTCGGCCCCGTTGACGCTGGCCGCCAGGGCCTCCTCGGCTGTGAGCCGCTGGTCCGGTGACCACACCGAGCCGTCCGGCGTCTTGCGCCCCACCGCTGCCGCCATCGCCAGCCACCGTGAAACCGCCAGCCATTGCCTTGTCGGCAGGGGCATCAACAATCCGCGCGAATATCCCGCCTTGGGCATACAAGAAAGGCGCAGAAACCGAAGTTACCCGCGCCTTAGTCATCCTGCTGCCCAATACAGCAGATTGATAATTGTCTAGTCGAAATTGTTTCATATCAGCTCAACGCCTTAAAGCGGCTTACTATACTGCCGTTTTTCATCAGCGGTTCTAGTGCATAACGTACTGCATCGATGCAGTTGTGCACCAAAATACCGGAAGCGAAAAACTCATGCTGACCGCAAACCTCAATATCAAATACCCGGTTTGCCACTCCTGCTGCGGTAACGGTTTGCACACGCTCTCGAGCAAGTAACAACCCCGGCGTATTTGTTTCGTTTAAAAAATGTTCCACATGCCGGACAAATGCGCTCCACGTCATCCACTCCGCTTGCCCTGCGCCATGCAGCCTTGCATTTGCCAGAGCAAAACAGGTCGCGGCTGCCAAGGGCTTTAGGCGTGAACAGTTGTCCGCATTGCTTACACGGTTTTTTCTGTGGTCGGAAGTTTTTGTAGGCCATTGCGCCAATTTCACGGTGTTTTGCCAACCCTTCCATGCTCCCATGCCATACCTTAGTGAGCGGCCTGATTTCGGCCAAATGTTGGCGTACTCTGCGCTGATTGTCAGTATCGGCATGAAACTCAACAGCGTGTACAGATATATGCTGTCCGGCCGGCAGGCATTCCAAGTTTTCGATGCCGTTGTTGTCGGGATTACCGTCTTTGTGGTGGATGTGGTAGCCATCTGGTATCTCGCCGTGAACGGATGCCCAGATTTCCCGATGAAGCCACACCGTCCCACCCGTGATAGAACGCTTGAAATAAACCCGGTCGGAGCGGCGGCGGCTGTTTGGGTATCGGCGGTAAACCTTGCCGCCAAATTCAAAAGTCTCAACCATGCTTCATCTATCCTGTTTGTCAAAATTTCATGGCCGCATTGCAGCTCGTCGGCACGGATAAAGCCTTCCGATGCCGTCCATATCCGGTGATTGCCTGTGCATTTGAGTGCGCGGCTGTCTGTTCGGATACATAAAATAGGCTGATAGCTGCCGCTTTGCCATGCCTTTCTAACTTGGCGGAAGCCTAAACGGGTAAGCACCTTGTGCTGGGTATTTACCCGTTCTATCGGCAACAGCCCGCAATCGGTATGGATTAACTCACCTTCAGCAATACAATGGTTATTCTCGTCCAGCACCACAGGCAGTACATCGCCGCTCAGCCTGTCCGTTTTGTAGCTGTACAGCTTAAATTCCCGTAGCGTGGCGGCAGCATCGGGATGGATGAATACACGCTTGAACGACTTAATGAACTCAATACCATCTTCCACGCTGCCTTTGCCTTTCTGCACCCCAGTAATACGGGGCAGGCCGTGGCGCTTCAAGTAGCTGATGGATTCAGGCCGTGCGCTGTCTGCCCGTACCACGTACTTTTCAATACCCGGCAGGTGTTGCCGCAGCATGGGCGCGGTATCGTCCAGTTCCAGCCCGATTTTGCCGTAGTCCCGTTCGATATACAGACAGCCATCATATATCCAGCATTTAACCGCTGCCGTAGGATCTTGTGAGAAGCCGAAGTCCAGCCCGAAATATGGGCCGTCCCAATCATCGCGCGGCGTGAAGGCTTTTTCTTCGTACTTACCACGGAAAATCTGTGCTTCGTTTTTGGTGTTGTATTCCCCAAGCCATACATGGCCGAATGACTGCGGGTTATATTTATGGTCGTACTCCATTTCCCGTCGCAGCTCATCCGGCAAGTGTGGGTTATCGTAATAGTTCACATGAACCAAGCACACTTCATCCGAACCGTTGGCAATCGCTTCGTTAAAGAAAGCATCGACTGCATCTGTTGACTGTTCAGGATTCCACGTTACCCAAATTTCACTACCTGGGGCGCGGATAGTAGGGCGTAGCAGTTGGAAGCTGTGATGCGATAAGCTCTGCCCTTCTTCCACCCATGCAATATCAAAGCCTTCTAATGATTTGATACTGTCAGCGGTGTGGTCTTGCATCCCCTGAAAAATTATCAAGCCGCCGCCCGGGGTGCGGATTTCATCGCGGGTTATCTCAAATAGGCGCGAAAGCCCGAATTTTTGTATTTTGCTTTCAATCAGCGCTTTGGCTGAAAACTTAAGTGATTTCTGAATTTCGCGGATACACACCACCTTCAAGCCGGGGTGTAATATCGCTTGCTCTATCAGCGACTCCGCCCGCTCGTGGGATTTACCTGAACCGCGCCCGCCTTTCACGCCTTTGTATCGGCATGGCTTCAACAAGGGGAGAGACCAGCGCGGGGTATCAATGCTCAGGTTCATTCTGTTTGGGGTCAATCACAATACGGGTAATGGTTGTTGGAGTCATGCTGCCATCAGAGCTTACGTTATCCACTACTTGAGTTTCACGCCATCCGGCTTGAGTTTTTAAAAAGAAGATTGCGGCAGCCATATTTCCTTCGCGTGCCTGCTGTAGTAAGCCTTGCGCTACTGAGTCGATGGCCTTTGCTCTCCCTTTTTTATATCTTTCAGAAACCTCAGGCTGTCTTTTCTCAATTTCGATGAATGTTGTTTGCGACATACCGAAATAATCAGCAATCTGCGCTTTTGACAATACCGCAGCTAATGCCTCTACTTGTTCGATTTGGGCTTCGGTTAGCTGTTTCTTCGGCCTGCCGCCGCTTCCTTTCTTGCTTACCATTTAAACCACCTTTACCACAGACAGCGCCGTCAGTCTGAAGGCGGCTGTTCCTCTCTTGAGTTACACCAGCAAATACAAAAAGCCCGAATGCAACAAAGCACTCGGGCTGGAATTCTGTTTCTTTTACCCACGACAAAACCCCCGCATGGGTAACGATTGAATAATACGCCTCTGATAACCGAAATGCAAGTGTTTTTTTATATCGTCGGCATATGAGATTTAACTAACAAAACAAAAGCAGCCCGCAGGCTGCCCATGTGTACTTAACGCATCACGCGTTCAGTTTGTGATAGCGGGCTTTCTCCGCACTGTCGCTGTCCCAAGGGAAGTATTCAAAATATTCACTGTCCGGCAGCTTAATGCCCGCCTGCTTGGCTACGTTACGCATAAGCCGGATGCTGTCGGCGGCGTGGTCGTCCAGCGTAGCGGCCAGACGGCGGTTAAAGCCGCGTATCGCATAGCGGTGCTGATAGATGAACTCCGCACAGAATAAAGTATGAAACAACATCGGTTCGAGATTGGGCAGCGTGGCAGGCAGCCTGTCCAACACTTCGCCGCTGATGCCGTCATGCAGCATCAAGCTGTGAACGTAGGCCACCGCAGACGGCAACAACGGAGCAGCGATTTGGTCGATACGCTCCACGCCGAAGCGCTGATGCACCATGCGGTAGGCAGTAGGGAAATCCAAATTGCGGCGGATAGCGAAAGCCTTCACCGCATTCACCAAGCCGCGCCGTTCGTCTATCGTGGTTTGGGTTTCGAGCTTGGGGCTACCTGAAAGAATCTGCTCAATCTGTTCGTCGCACCATACGGCAAATTTAGGGTCGAGCCAGCGGGCGAAATCAACTGCTAGTTTTGGATGCAGCCAAGTACCTTGCTCCGTACCGCCCTGTTTGATGATAACTATTTGATTATCTTCCGTTGCTCTTTTTGGAGTAACGCTTAATTTTTCAGCAAGTGCAGAGATATACTCTTGAGTTCTTTCAGATTTTAGATAATTACCAACACGCCTGTTGAAATGAGCGGCAACAACAGTAGCGTTCAGGTAGCCATTATTTTGAAAAGAAACGGGGAAATTACCGAAAGATACGGTTTTGATATGAGACATGATTTACTCCTTGTATAAGTTTCAAACCCTTTCGAAGGGGTGGCGGGGTGTTCGAAACATGTACAAGGCATGCCGCCAGCCTTACGGACTGGCGCACCCCGCCATAGGAGTAAACTTTGTGATGGGTTCAAGGAGAGAGCAATGAAACCAATAGACACAAAAAATCCACTCTGTCGGGGCGGATGCCGCTTGCAGGTGTTTCGAGCACCTAGGAAACATCATAAACAAAACCCCCTGCTTGTGCAAGGGGCTCTAATTATTGGTTACTTCATCGCCATACTGACTTCTACATCCGTATCAGTAATAATGCAACGTGCGCGGTACTCTATTTCCATGCCAGCGTTATTTTTTGCAGTAAAGCCACGGGTGACAACAATATTCCCCGTCGCCCCGATAGATGTTCCTGTATCAAGAATATGCCCGCTAAATGTGGATGGGTTTGCTAATTGCCGCTTAATAGCAGCATCACATAGGTTGATAGCAGCGGCTTCATCAACCTGCTTATCCTGCACAGCCGTAACAGATGCTTGGCCTTTAATATCAGCCTCGGAAACATAGAAACGCTTACCGTTGGCGCAATCGGCGAAGAATACAATCTGACTGCGCGGCTTACTCTTGCTGTCAGAAACCTCTACGATTTCCACCCTATCGCAAGTGGATTCACTAGCTACAAGTAAAGCCGCTTGTGGCAGTAGCTCGTTGATTTTCGCAACGCCTGCTCTGCCCCAACGCTGGTAAAGTTTCGGGTAGTCTTTTTGCGTGTATTTGAAATCCAAAATACCAGCAGCAATTTTGGATTCTGGCGAAATCGTGGGAGATTGGCTGGATTGGCTGGGCTGGCTACCTCCGCC